CATCCTCAACGCACCCGCACTTAACCCGCTTCGGCGGGTTTTGTTTTTTCCTGGCATTCTGGTTTACAATTCGCACGTCAGCCTGAACACCTGACACCTGCTGCGCCAGCAGAGAAAACAGATGGCGCACAAAACCAAATTTCACAATTCTGATACCGACCTTGCCATCCGGCATGAGCGGCGTTCACACGCATTTAAAACCGACTGGTACCAACACCCACCATGTACTGAAGAACAGGCCGAATGGCTGATTCATTCTTACCGCAGGCGCGGGTTCGAGGTTAAGAAAGCTCTCAGTCTCGACTATCGGCACTGGATAATCTCTGTCAGGCTGCCTTATTCCGAACGCCCACCACGTCCGTCCCGCACTTTCCAGCAACGGATCTGGAGGTAACGTGCGGGTATTACTTAGACCTGTTCTGGTGCCTGAGCTTGGGCTGGTGGTCCTTAAGCCGGGCCGTGAATCCATACAGATATTTCATAATCCTCGAGTGCTGGTGGAGCCGGAACCGAAAAGCATGTGCGGCCTGCCATCCGGAGTCGTCCCTGCCGTTCGCCAGCCGCTGGCGGAGGATAAATCATTACTGCCATTTTTCAGCAATGAGCGTGTGATTCGTGCTGCTGGCGGCGCTGGTGCACTGTCTGACTGGCTGTTGCGCCATATTAAATCCTGCCAGTGGCCACACGGTGATTATCACCACAGTGAAACCGTCATTCACCGTTATGGTACCGGCGCAATGGTGTTGTGCTGGCACTGCGACAACCAGTTGTGTGACCAGACCTCAGAATCACTTGAGCAACTTGCTCACCAAAACTTGTCAGCATGGATGATTGACGTCATCCGTCACGCAATCAGCGGTACGCAGGAGAGGGAGTTATCGCTGGCCGAATTATCCTGGTGGGCGGTCTGCAATCAGGTGGCTGATGCGCTTCCGGAGTCTGTATTGTGTCGTTCACTGGGATTACCGGTGGAAAAAATCCGCTCCGTATACCGTGAGAGTGACATCGTACCGGGAGAACAGACTGCCACCAGCATACTGAAGCAGCGCACAAAAAATATTGCGCTGCCACTTCACGTCCACCAGCAACAGCCCCCACTCCAGGAAAAGACGTTAGTAAGCATCGCCGTTGATCCGGAGTCTCCGGCTCAGTATCTCCAGCGCCAGAAACCACAACGGGAAGAGATGCCTGTATACACGCGCTGGGTAAAAACGCAGAAATGCATGACGTGCGGTAATCAGGCAGATGATCCGCATCACATCATTGATCATGGCCTGGGAGGTATGGGAACAAAGGCTGATGATTTGTTTGTTATTCCGCTGTGCCGTAAATGTCATAACGAACTGCACGCCGGGGTAAAAGATTTTGAAGAAAAACACGGCAGCCAGCTGTTGTTGCTGATTCGTTTTTTAATGCACGCGAGAAATTCGGGTGTCCTGAAGTGGAAAGCATGAATGACTGAACGCATAGAATTTGTTTTGCCTTACCCGCCGACGGTGAATACCTACTGGCGACGTCATGGCAATACGTATTTCATCTCGGAGGCCGGAAAGCGTTATCGCCGTGATGTGGCGCTAATTGTTCGCCAGCAGCGGCTGAAATTAAACCTGTCCGGAAGGCTGGCGATAAAGGTGATTGCAGAGCCACCGGATAAGCGTCGTCGCGACCTGGACAATATCCTGAAAGCACCGCTGGATGCGCTGACGCATGCGGGAGTGTTAATGGACGATGAGCAGTTTGATGAAATCAATATCGTTCGTGGTCAGCCAGTATCTGGTGGACGTCTGGGGGTGAAGATTTACCCCATAATGCATTAAGAGCAGGTCAAAAAATGAAACTGGAAGATTTACCGAAATACTACTCCCCAAAATCCCCTGGCCTGACCGATGCATCGGCCTCAACGTCAAAAGATGCGCTGAGTATCACTGATGTGATGGCCGCGCAGGGCATGACACAGAATCGGGCTGAGATGGGTTTTTCTGCGTTCCTGGGGAAAATGGGCATCAGTATGAATGACAGGGCGCGGGCAACAGAATTACTGGCAGATTATGCACTCAGTCGGTGCGATCGTGTGGCGGCGTTGAGAAAACTTCCGGCAGAAATAAAACCGGTAGTGATGCGCATTATGGCTTCGTACGCTTTTGAGGATTATGCCCGCAGCGCAGCGAGTAAAAAGCAGTGCCCTTGTTGCTATGGGGAAAAATTTATTGAAAGCGTAGTTTTTACAAACAAGGTCCAGTATCCGGATGGTAAGCCGCCGGTATGGGCAAAGTGTACGAAAGGTGTGTATTCGTCTTACTGGGAAGAATGGAAAAAAGTCAGGGAGGTGGTAAAAGTTGCCTGTCCGGAGTGTGGCGGAAAGGGTGAGGTTTCCACCGCCTGTAAGGATTGCCGTGGGCGTGGTGTCGCCATTCATCGTGAAGAGTCGGTAAAACGTGGTATGCCTGTTATCAGAGACTGCCAGCGTTGTGGTGGTCGTGGCTATGAAAGACTACCATCAACGGAGGCATTTAATGCTATATGCGAGGTGACAAACCAGATAACACGCGCGTCATGGGAAAAAACAGTTAAGAAATTCTATGATGCGCTGGTGACCCGGTTTGATATTGAAGAAGCATGGGCTGAGCGGCAGTTAAAAAAGGTAACTAGGTAACAAGGTTGATTTTTCCGGAATCTGTGGTAAATTCGTCATAATAATGGGCTTTTTATGCCTGACGTTAGAAGAGTTTCTACAACCCGCCGCCGAGCGGGTTTTTTATTGCGGAATTAATTACGGACCGTTATTATTCTGCTCCCGGCCCTTTAGCTCAGTGGTGAGAGCGAGCGACTCATAATCGCCAGGTCGCTGGTTCAAATCCAGCAAGGGCCACCATCACAAACCGCCATTAGCTTATCAGGAAGAGCAGACGACACGATAACAGGGTTGTTGGTGCGGGGGCGGGTCCCCGATGGCGGTCCATTATCGGTATTCAGCGTTGTTAGCTCAGCCGGACAGAGCAATTGCCTTCTAAGCAATCGGTCACTGGTTCGAATCCAGTACAGCGCGCTATATTCATTCTTCCAGATTCCTTCCGGCAGAGCCTTATACTGAAATATACCTGGCTCAGGATATTGTTGAAAATATTTTATGTTTGTCAAAAATAAAAGTTCTGTTAAGTATTGATTGAGTGTTTGTTATACGGTCTAATGGTTTTTTCAGCATTAAATATTTATCATTCATATGGTGTGGGTAGAGTGAATATTGATGAGGCGTCGGGGTGTTTCATCCTTAGGCAGCGTATTGATATAGTCAATGCAGGACGAGCAAAGGCCTTCAGCCGTTTGACAGTTTTGTTCTGTACTCCTGATCGTCTTTCGGGAAGAGACGTTATTATTCTGAATAGTGATGCTATACAGAGGGTTTGCGATGAGTTCATGGTTGCTAATTCAGAATTATTTGCTCTTGTTCAGGAGTACAACAGAATAGCCAGTACCTGTGGTATGGATGAACTTCGGATTACTCATCTGGGGTAGATACATATCTGGATTATCACTTGTTACGGTAAAAAGTGATTGCTTACTGTTTTTGTGAGTGGCATTGCAGCAGCCGGATAATGTCAGTGCTGGCTGACGGTGTGCTGGTGGCGGGTGTGGTGGTTGTTGCTTTCCCGTTGCTGAAAAAGAAAACGCCAGACTGTTAGCCGGGTATCAGTTAGCGGGAGAAATTTTTAAATACTTCACAATTCAGGCGGTTGACTGTTGTCTGGTTTGCGGGGAGTTTGTTAAAAGAAACTGGCATGGTGAATCCCCCTGTGCGGAGGGGCAATCAGCGAGTAGGTATATGGGATAATCGCGGATTCAGGTGCTGGTACTGAATTCACCGGGAGGCACCCGGCACCATGCAATGGCACATAGCGCCACTCTCCAGCCCCTCTCCGGAGGGGCTGTTTATATTGATTTTGTCAGATGTGAGTAAACTCCTTATGGACTTTGTTGTTTTAGTCCATAAGGACATATTTGCAGAGTGCAACGGTTATTAAAGCATTCATTCAATACGTTATCTGTATTTGTAGGACATTCCTGGCTGTTTTTGATTAAATTCCAGAATGTTTTATTGAATGGTGCTACGTTGTAAATGGTTACAGGTAGCACTTTGTTATTGAGCATGATACCTGTGTGAGTCAGTGTAAATATACTTTCAGGAGGTAAGAAAGCATCCGATTGATACCAGATTATTAATTTTATTTTACTCCATATGACTGAAAAAGATATTCCGCATGATGGCTGGATAACTGTATCAATCACAATCCACTTCATTTAGTTTCCTTGTTTATGTCTTGCTGGTGATGTTCTGAAAAGTATAAATGATATTTTTGAATGTAAACCATAGAGCAGAATTATTTTTCTGATGTTGTTTATTGTTTATTTAAATGCAGGGTGGTTTATATCTCGTCTTGTAGTTTATCCATGCATATCTGCTTGATGATGAGGTTTTTATTTAAGGTATGGTTTTGTGTTTTTTCTGTATTACATGTCAGGTATTTTAAAGAATTATTTTTCAGATGGTGGAAAGAACCATGGCATTTAAACACTATGATGTTGTCAGGGCGGCATCGCCGTCAGACCTTGCGAAACGACTGACACAAAAACTGAAGGAGGGGTGGCAGCCATTTGGCAGTCCGGTGGCCATCACGCCTTATACCCTGATGCAGGCCATTGCGGCGGAAGGTGATGTCACCACACCTGTGGTGGTGAAGCCGTCGGATGGAGAAGGCGCAGTTATCAGCACCACCAGCAACCCGGAGTATTACTTTGTTGTTGCCCTGGCCGGGCAGTCAAACGGTATGGCGTATGGTGAAGGGCTTCCGCTGCCGGAGACATATGACCGTCCGGACCCGCGTATTAAACAGCTGGCGCGTCGCAGCACTGTCACGCCGGGTGGTGCGTTCTGTAACTACAATGACATTATTCCTGCGGACCACTGCCTGCATGATGTTCAGGATTTGAGTAAGTTTTCACACCCGAAAGCCAGTGCAGCTCAGTATGGATGCGTGGGGCAGGGATTACATATCGCGAAGAAATTGTTGCCGTTTATTCCGGCGAATGCCGGTATTCTTCTGGTTCCGTGCTGCCGTGGTGGTTCTGCATTTTTGGCGGGCGATGAAGGTACCTTCAGCGAATCCACCGGCGCAAGCGAGACCTCGGCACGCTGGGGTGTAGATAAGCCACTGTACAAGGACCTGCTTACCCGTACTCAGGCCGCACTGAAGGCCAACCCTAAAAATATTCTGCTTGCAGTGGTCTGGATGCAGGGCGAGTTTGATTTGAAACAGGGTGCATACGCCACCCAGCCGGGGCTGTTTGATTCCATGGTGGAAAAATATCGTTCTGACCTGTCGGAATTCGGAGGTCAGTGTCTCGGGGGCTCTCCGTCATCGGTTCCCTGGATTTGTGGCGACACGACCTACTACTGGAAGCAGACTTATTCTTCGCAATACGATGCGGTGTATGGTGCATACAAGACGAAATCCGCAAAAAAAATCTTCTTTGTGCCGTTTATGACGGATGAAAACGGGCGAAATGTGGGTACCAACGAGCCGTCAGAAGATCCGGATGTTGCGGATATTGGGTATTACGGAGCCGGTGGTCGAACGGACGCCAAAACCTGGACGACGGCTGACCGTAAAACGCATTTTGGATCATGGGCACGTCGTGGGATTATTTCCGACCGTCTGGCAACGGCGATTCTTGTGCATGCCGGGAGAAACGCTGAATTCATTACCGGAAAACAGCCTGATACGGTGAAGCCCACCGGACCTTCCGGTGAAGGTACGGAGAGAGAGCCGGAAGCCCCGGTCAGTAACCGAACCCTGATGAGTCTGCTGGCGTCCGGCGAAGACCTGGCATCACAGGGCTGGCGCTATTATCACAAACCGGCGAGCGGAGACAATGTTAACAAAAACATTGCTGAAGCGGTGGTCAGTGATGCGGGGGCTACGGGAGGTAAGGCCCTGCAACTGAATAAACCGGAAAACCACATCTGGTTTCTGGAGCATGATGCAGCCGGACAGGGAGTGGAGTTACTGAAGAAGGGGGGACGTGTGAGCGTACGGTTTAAGTTGCCGGGTTCACTGGTGCCGAATCAGTTTGCCCTGGGCATTTACTGGCAGTTGTCGTCCCTGCCGGAGGGAGTGACGCTGGCAGAGGAAGGCAACGACATGCTGATGTCCTTCTTTCTGCAGACGGATGCGACGAACCTGAACGCGATGCACCACAAGAAGCCGAATGCGAAGCTGGAAACGTTCGGGGTCTTTGATAACGGATGGCACACACTGGCTTTTGAGTTTGCCGGAAACAACAGCATTCAGGTGACGCCGGTACTGGATGAGAAACGGGGGACGCCGTTCACACTGGTGAAATCTCCGGCATCAGGGGCGGCGGACAAACTGCAACTGACAGGCATATCAAAGGCGGCGACATATACGCTGCTGATTGACAGTGTGAAGGTGGAAGTGAACAACGCGGACATCGCGGCATGATAAAAAAAGCCGCCAGCGGCAGGAATGGAAGCTGGCGGAGGTAATCCCAATGGAGAATGTAAAGAAAAGATGCTTTCGACATCAATCATTTCTAAATGAAAACAGTTCTCATTGTCAACCATAACGGTAAGAAATTATGACATTTATTCATCAGGTAATGCTGTACTTCTGTATGGCAGTCTGTGTTATGTATCTTCTTTCGGGTGGGTACAGGGCAGTGCGCGATTTCTGGCGCAGGCAGATTGATAAAAGGGCCGCTGAGAGAATCAGCGCCAGTCAGTCAGCCGGAAGCAAACCCGAAGATCCGCTCATTCCGTAGTCACTTTCTTGACAACACCTTTCAACGAGAAAATCCCATGTCAGAAATCACATCCCTGGTCACTGCTGAGGCAGTGAAGGAAGTCCTGCGCTCTGAAGAAGTCCTGAGCGCACTGAAACAGAAACTCCGCCAGAACCTTGAGTCGCGTCTTGATGCAGAAGTGGATGCCATTCTGGATGAGCTGCTGGGCGTACCAGCGGTTCCGGAGCCGGAAGGTATCGCGGGTGACGGGAGTGCTTCAGATGGCGGTGAACCCACACCTGACAGCGACATGATGATGTAAGCCTGCGCAAGGGACCATCGGTGTGTGCCGGTGGTCTTTATATTGTTGTGAGCTTCCGGATAACGGGAGACGGGGTATGTACCAGATGGAAAAAATCACAACAGGTGTGTCATACACCACGTCAGCGGTGGGAACGGGCTACTGGTTCCTGCAGTTGCTGGACAGGGTTTCCCCGTCTCAGTGGGCGGCAATAGGCGTGCTGGGGAGTCTGCTGTTTGGGCTGCTGACGTACCTGACTAACCTGTATTTCAAAATCAAAGAGGACCGGCGTAAGGCGGCGCGGGGAGAGTAAAGTGATGAATAAAAAATATGAACTGGTTGTTAAGGGGATAAATAATTACGGGGATAAGGTTACTGTTACTGTGAAGTCGGAAGGTGACGGGCAAGCGTCGCTGTTGTTGCCAGATGTGGCGATTAGTCTTGACCGTACTGAAGGTGCCACGCTGGAGTTTTACGAAGCTGAGGCGAAAAAGCAGGCGAAGCAGTTTTTCATGGATGTTGCTGCCGGGTTATGTGAATGGAACGAACCGTTGCCGGAAAAGCGCCCCGTAATTTTAGAGGCGCAGGATGTGTTGATAACCTACAAAGGAAAGCTACCGGGAAGAATTACTTGTTCTCTGAAGATGCCGCCGTCAACACTGCGGTCAGAAAAAGATGATGTTGAATCACGTATTGAAAAACTGGAGAGCTACGTCGTTGAGCTGAATAAGAAATGGTCGATATTGGTGCCTTCTGGCGATGAAAAGCAGTTTGCTGCGTTTGACGATTATTGTCGGAAAGTGATGAGCAGAAATCTCGCAGAGTGTTTCAGTATTCATAATGATAATTTCAGTGACCCGGAATGGGAGTGTAACCGGCCATCCTTTGTTGTATCCGGTGATGCTGGGAAAATAACCATCTCAGAAAATGGGAAAGTAACACCTCCATCGCACCAGCACAGTGAGGAGCTCATTGAATTTGCCATTGATTACCTGAAGAACAATAAAAAGCAGGGGCTGATGAAGCGCGTTGGCCGTTGCATGGGATATCTTCAGGTAGCCGCTGAGATTGAAGCGCTGGCCAGTGGTGCTGATAAGGATGCAATTGTGCGGGAGGCTCTTCTTCGTGATTTTAATACTCCACCCTTTAAAAAAGTGCCGGCTTACTGGCTTCATCCGGGGCTGACTTATCTTAAAGTGCGTATTTAGTGGGCCAGGGACAGCGGCTGAATATTTAATATATCCATGAACACCAAAATCAAATACGGCCTGTCGGCTGCCGTTCTGGCGCTGATTGCCGCTGGTGCGCCTGCGCCTGACATTCTCGACCAGTTTCTGGATGAAAAGGAAGGCAACCACACCACGGCATACCGTGATGGTGCAGGTATCTGGACCATCTGCCGTGGTGCCATCATGGTGGATGGCAAACCTGTCGTTCCGGGCATGAAGTTGTCGAAGGAAAAATGCGACCAGGTTAACGCCATTGAGCGTGATAAAGCGCTGGCGTGGGTGGAGAAAAACATCAGAGTGCCGCTGACCGAACCCCAGAAAGCGGGGATCGCGTCATTCTGTCCGTACAACATTGGTCCCGGTAAGTGTTTCCCGTCGACGTTTTACAGACGAATTAATGCTGGTGATCGAAAAGGTGCCTGCGAAGCGATTCGCTGGTGGATTAAGGACGGTGGCAGAGACTGCCGTATTCGTTCAAACAACTGTTACGGTCAGGTATCCCGTCGTGACCAGGAGAGCGCGCTGGCGTGCTGGGGTATCGACAGATAAGCAGAATATTTTGCTGAAAAATGAGGAATGGCCACGCGGGCGGATAACACGAAATCCTGCGAACTGGCGAAACGTAAGTGAATAAAAGTAAAAACCCCGTTTGTTGGCACCAAGCGAGGTTTTGTGTTTCTGACCTTGAGTAAGGCAAGGGAGAACATGGCGAAGTGTAAACGAATTCTGTTGAGGTTGACTATGAAAAATGGCCTTGAACTGAAAGCGCCTGTAACTGATGACATCAGCAGAGCACTGGCTTTTGCCATTAAGTGGGTGGCGGTCGGTGTTGCTGTGTCCCCGATGCTGTATGGGCTGGCAAAACTGGTCATTGCGTTGAAATCGTGAAGGGAGGATTAAGCATGTCAGACAAACTCATAACGCTGGCGAAGATCCTCTGTGTAATTGTCGGCATTTCATTTTCACTAATGCTGGTTGCTCTTTTTCTTTCCATGGCCTGGATGATGTTGTCTTCGTCGGGGTTGCTGGGGTGAACATAAACCGAATGCTTTCCGCGTTTATCGTTATTCTGCTGGTGGCCTGTGGTGCGCTGTGGATGGCAACAGACCATTACCGTGATAACGCGATTACCTACAAAGCGCAGCGCGATAACAAAGCCAGTGAACTGAAGCTGGCGAACGCAACCATTACTGATATGCAGGTGCGCCAGCGCGATGTTGCTGCGCTCGATGCAAAATACTCGAGGGAATTAGCCGATGCGAGAGCTGAAAATGAAACTCTTCGCGCTGACGTTGCCGCTGGTCGTAAGCGCCTGCGGATCAACGCCACCTGTCCAGGCTCCGTGCGTGAAGCCCCCACCACCTCCGGCGTGGATAATGCAACCGGCCCCCAACTGGCAGACACCGTTACACGGGATTATTTCACCCTCAGAGAGCGGCTGATGACGATGCACAAGCAACTGGAAGGGGCACAGGACTATATCCGCACTCAGTGCCTGAAATAAGTTTTGTTGATGCGCCGTATCGTCGCTATATTCCCTCATTAACAGAGACCGCAGCCCGACAGGGAGACTCCTCTGCGCGAGTGTGCGGGGATAATTAAAAACGATGCACACCGGGTTTTTACCGCGTTAATGATTCGCGGGTTTATCCCGGTGCGATGGTGGAAGAA